GCACCAGCACCAGCACCAGCACCAGCACCAGCACCAGCACCAGCACCAGCACCAGCACCAGCACCAGCACCAGCACCAGCACCAGCACCAGCACCAGCACCAGCACCAGCACCAGCACCTCAACCCGACCCAGCACCAGCACCAGCACCAGCACCAGCAACAACACCAGCAGTAGTTACCAGCTGTGATGATGAAGATTGCCAAGAACCTATAAATACTTATCAATCTCAACAAGTTTCGCCAGAACAAGACATTTCTCTAACTCCACCTGATTTATCTGAAGAGGAGTCAATAACTAATCTCACACAAAAAATACCAGAATTAAATATTGGAGATAAAATGAGTTGGATTACACAAGCATTAGCAGCATTGTTTTCTACAATAGGTAATTTATTTACTTTTGAACCAGTACAAGACAATGACCCATATGTAAATGAAGAAAAAGAAAAACAGGGATATGTATATGTAGGTAAAATGTATATGAAACCAGAAGATGAAACAAAGAGACCAGAAAAGGTAAAATATATAAATTATAATCCAACTGAAAAGGATTTTTATATAGATGAACGTGAAGAAGTAAAAGAATAATTCATCTTTGGTAAAAAATAGTTAAATAATCATCCATATAATAATTTAACTATAATGTCTTTTCAATATGTCATGGCAAATATTCAAATACCGATTAAAGTATATGAAAATAACGTAACAGAACCATTACCAGAATACATAAAAATAAATATATCAGAATGTAATGAATTGCCAGAGAAAATGGAAACACCTGCAATACAAAGTGATTTTATGAATAAAATACAAAACATAATATCATCAAATAAGGAAGAAAACCAAGATATAGTAGAAATGCTTACTATATCAAGTGAAGAGTTGAATCACAAAAAACAAAAAAAAAGACCACATAATATGACATTTAAAAACAATATAATGTCAAAACGAAGAACACTAAAAAAGTATGCTTAATTCATAATATTAGGACGTTGTCCCTTCTCAACAATTAATGGTTCAGGAACCATAACAGGAAGCTTATCAATAACATTGAGCGATTTTACATTATGAATATTAGGGTTTACGGGTGCTTTTGGTTTAACCATATTACTTGTGCCAATACCAAATAATTGTGATTCAATATCACAAGGATTACCAGATAGATTTCTAGGAGCAATACGTCCTTGTAATAATCCATCGCCAGCAAAATAGGTATTAACTGGATTTCCATAATTATTTTTTTGACTTGTTAAGTAATCGCACATATTAGTATTTGATAATTGTTCTAAAGCATAATCGCCCTCATTATTTTTACTACGTGTAGAAGCCATCTTTGTATATAATAATATATATTTTATCTACAAAGAAATAACCTTATTTATGAAAAACTTTGGCGTGTAATTTTTTATATTCAGCAATTTGTGATATATCTGTTATATTTTGACTTGTGAAAATAGTCTTTAATAGAGAGTGAAATAAGTCTAAATAATCATAACCAAATAAAATCGTTAAACCAATATTAGGGTCGGTTGAAAACATATAAGAACCTGCTTTTTCATATAACTTCATAATTTCGGGGAATTTGGCTGTATTTTCCATAACATAATCAAGTGTATGAGCGGCAGATTCATAATCATACATCATCTCATCTTCAGTTTCATCATCTAAATCCATAGTAGTAGTATCGGGATAATTATTCGGGTCCATTTTGAATACATTGCGTAGACATTTGCGATATTCGTTATTATTAGAATATTGAATGTTCAAATTAGTTGGATATGAATATACAGATGTCATCATTTACTAAATAGAGTAAAGTATAATGTTTATGTTATTTTTCAATAAATATTATACGGAAGGGAAAAATTCCCAATCTAAATCTTCGCATACTTTTTTCCATATCATATCTTGTTCGAGTTGTTTTTCTCTATCCTTCATCATCGGGATATAGGGTAAATATTGTGTTTGGTCTAATAATACACATAGTTGATGTAAGGTATACGTATAATTAAAAAAGTTGGTTCTATTAGCGGGACAATGGACCGCCCAAGGTTTTTGAATTTCAATAAATAATACACATAACGTTTCGTGTAATTCTTCATTCATAACCGGTGGTTTTATTCCGAAAAGAGAATTGATATATTGTATATGTTCGAAGTATTTATTAAGACCTAATTTACGTAACAACTCTCTCATTTTGTCGTAATTAATTTGAGACATATCCGTAATTCTTTCTTTTTTAATACGGGCTTTTATAGCATCAATCACTTCTTCCGGTATTTGTGTGGTTTCTTTCGCTTGAAACTGTGAAAGGATTTCTTTAAAATGATTAAGACGTATATAAGCAGTATATGAAACTTCATTTGGAGGATCTTTATTATTTGGTTTGGAACTATCTACAATATAGGTTATGAATTTACCACAAGAAGGGTTATTGCAAATTAAAATACCCTCTTCGTCTTGTGGTATCATTTCGCCCATTTTACAAAACTCACACGTGTCGGACTCAACAAAATAATCTTGAGAATTAGTAAATTCATTAGTCACATTTCTCCAATATTGCTGTGTATTTTTTTTGGATTGTGTGTATTTATGAATATTTGCATCAGGCGATTTATCATCGGATTTAATCTTAAAAAAATTATTAAGTGCGTCGGTTGAAGCAGTATCGTCAATATTTGATGAAATCTGTTGTTTTTGTTCGAAGTAATCAAAAATGAATTTGGAATTGTTTAATAAATATTGTTTCTTTTCGTGTTTTAATTCCTTTATTTTATTACGTATTTCTTTGATTTTATCTTTACAATTCATAATCTCATCAATTTGTGTATGCTTCAACGTATGAATATGTTTTTTGATTTCTTCTTTCTCTCTTTCTAATTGTGGTATAGTTTCAGTTTCTGTTTTATTAAAGTGGTCTATTAATTCGCTATGTTTTTCATCAATCGTATGTATAGTTTTTGATTGTATAGGTTGCCCCTTTTTTTGGCTTCCTGTCATTAGATGAAGTATTTTATATAGGTGTTTTTATGTTAATTTTTTGTCAATAGAATATTATTACACTAAAAAAGAAAGGAGGGAGTAAATAAGAATAAAGTAAGAATTTTTATAGCATGCAAGTTGTAGTATTAGTATGAGTATGAATAACAAAAGGAGGCTTTGAAAAATAGCATTGTTTGCAGTTAGTGGAATACCACAATGTAATCAATACATATAATCCTAATATATAATATGTCATTTTGCTTTGTATGTTGGTAATAATAACACGCAAAGTTTATCAATTTTGTAACCACTTAAACATTAGACATAATACATACTAATGTTTATAAACTGTGTAATTATACCTATAGCAATATACCAATTAGTAGTATTACAACAAGATTATGAAATAATCAATTTGAAAGTATATGATAAATTCTTTCCATCAAAGGATTATATATTTTACATAGACGACTTACCCTATTATGGAGAATTATCACAATTATCTCACGTATATAGTAATTATGGGTATGAACCAAAAAATGGATATAGTATTTCAAATAACACACTTGTAAACGACCACAAAGGACGTGTGTATTATAAAAAGGGTAAACAACTCTTCAATAACAAAGATGTATTTTCATATTATGCTGTAAATAGAAAAACACAATGTGTATCAAAACGAGGGGAAATAACAATAGTATCATCAAATGGAATAATAACAAAAAGTGATTTCTTAATTGATAATGAGAATTGGTTAATAATAGGAAATAAAAAAGAAATGGATTCTGTTTTTTCAAAAACAAGTATTGGTACGATATCTTATTATATTTATGGAAATGATAATCTAATCAATACAAGTAATATGAGAAACGAAATCCAAGAAGATAAAAGTTTATGGTATTTTCAAGCACCTAATAAGTTTTTAGGTAATATAGCCGTAGCATATGGAGGAAATATAGAATTTGATATAGTATCTTTTTCGGGAGATTTTTCGAAAAAAACATCTGAAAATAATTATGCGGTCATACTTGAATGTGATAGTTGCAATAAAAAATTAGGCATACCAATATCAAATGTAAAAGGATTGAGTGAATTTATGGGAAACCCTTCACATATATCAATATCAGTATTAGAAAATACAGGTTGGTTGGAAGAAGATAAATCAACCGGATTATTAAGAGAAGTAGTAAATAAATGTGATATAATATTCATTTTATCAAATATATCGGCAATGCAAATATTAGGTGACTGGACTCTATGGTATGAAACTATAGGGATAGATAATGTAGTTGTACAAAATGAAAAATCAATGAAATTGCCGATATGTTAGCACCACATACACTTTTGTAATTTGGTAGCACAATCCAGGCAAATTCTTGGTGCTAAATATAAATATCCAAAGGGATTACATATATGGTCCGGATTGCTATATCCATGAACCTTCTTTTTTCTACATTTTCTACATTTATATCTTGCGGGACATAATGGCACTTCGTTTTCATGAATTTTATGTTGTTTACATATGAATTCGTGTTTAGTAGGTTTCATATATTTTTCTATAGAGCTCATAGTAGTATTCTATATTGAGATTTTGTTGAACTCGTAAATAGTTGAATAAAATCGTATTTAGAAATAGTATAATGGATAATAAAAATAGTGAAACATCTTTATTCGATTTACCAAACAATATAAAATTAGAAAAGCCTGTATTTCAAAAAATGATATTTATAATGAATGCTTTAGATGAAGGTTGGAGTATTAAAAAATCGAAGGATTCCTATATTTTTACGAAAAAACACGAAAATCGACAAGAAATATTTCAAGAAGACTATTTAGAGAAGTTTTTATTAACAAATAGTTCATCGAATGCTTTATTATGCAAACAAATATAATATTTTTATCCTTATAAATATTATAATTTTATAACCAGACATTATCTAGTAAATACAAATATATTTAGGATATTACAACTGTAATTAGAAATTTACAATTGTAATTTAATAAATCGGCGATAAAATTACAAAAAATAGAATTATCGGTGAATATGGTATTAGAAAAATTATGTGTGTTTAGCAATAGTCTTTAAAAAAATTAATTATACGTTTTTTTCTGAAATTTTTTTCTTTGTAAAGTATATAATTCCATACAATGGCTGGAGGTTTAATGCAATTAGTCGCCTATGGCGCACAAGACGTATTCCTTACTGGAACCCCTGAGATTACTTTCTGGAAAGTCTCTTACAGACGCCACACTAACTTCGCAATGGAGTCCATCGAGCAGACCTTCTCCGGTCAAGCCGATTTCGGTCGCCGTGTTACCTGTACTATCAGCCGTAACGGTGATCTTGCCTACCGCACCTACCTTCAGGTAACTCTTCCCGAGATCAACAAATCTATGGGAAGTGGCGATAATCTTCATGCCCGTTGGTTAGACTTCGTAGGTGAGCAGCTCATCGCTCAAGTTGAGGTTGAGGTTGGAGGTCAGCGCATTGACCGCCAATACGGTGACTGGATGCACATCTGGAACCAACTTACCCTTTCCAAGGAGCAACAGGCTGGTTACTACAAGATGATCGGTCACACTACCCAGCTTACCTACCTTACCCACCCTGACTATGCTAACGTAGCTGGACCTTGCGCTGCCACCGGTGCCCCTAACCAGGTATGTGCTCCCCGCAACGCTCTTCCTGAGACTACTCTCTATGTTCCTCTTCAATTCTGGTTCTGCCGCAACCCTGGACTTGCCCTTCCTTTGATTGCTCTTCAGTACCACGAGGTCAAGATCAACATTGACTTCCGCCCCATCGGTGAATGCCTTTTCGCCGTAAGCGCTCTTACCGGAACTGGTGACTTATCCGTCCGTGCTGCTTACCAGCAATCTCTTGTTGCCGCATCTCTCTACGTTGACTATATCTTCCTTGATACCGATGAGCGCAGAAAGATGGCACAGAACCCCCACGAGTACCTCATCGAGCAGGTCCAGTTCACTGGTGATGAGTCCGTAGGTTCTTCCTCCAACAAGATCAAGCTCAACTTCAACCACCCATGCAAGGAGTTGATCTGGGTCGTACAGCCCGATGCTAACGTTGACTACTGCAACTCCCTTGTTGCTGGTGAGACTCTTTTCAAGACCCACGGAGCCCAGCCTTTCAACTACACCGATGCCATCGACTCTCTTCCCAACACCATTGCCGCTTATGGTGGTGTTGGTATCGCTACTGCAACTGATACCGATGACTATAACCTTGCTGGTATGACTAACACTGGTGCTAACAACGCTGCTGCTGCTGAGAATGAACCATCACAAGGTCTTTCCGATGCCGGTTCCTTCGTCCTTGCCGAGACCGCTCTTGACATGCACTGCTGGGGTGAGAACCCTGTAGTCACCGCTAAGCTCCAGCTTAACGGTCAGGACCGCTTCTCCGAGCGTGAGGGTTCCTACTTCGATACCGTCCAGCCTTTCCAGCACCACACCCGTGCCCCTGATGCCGGTATCAACGTATACTCCTTCGGTCTTCGCCCCGAGGAGCACCAGCCCTCTGGTTCCTGCAACTTCTCCAGAATTGACAACGCCGTCCTTCAGCTTGTCCTTTCTGCCGGTGCCGTATCCGGAACTGCCACCGCCAAGGTCCGTGTCTACGCTGTTAACTACAACGTTCTCCGTGTTATGTCAGGCATGGCCGGAATAGCGTATACAAACTGATCAAATTTACAGTTATTGCGTGACCTACAAAGTATTTTAATAAAAAGGGTTTTCCCACAAAAACAAAATAAAAATTATAAAATACAAAAACAAAATAAAAAATGTAAAATAGTTAATCAATTACCCAGTCGGTTTTTGAACCTCTATAAAATATAATAAAAATATAATGTTTTTATTATATAATCAATCTAATTATTCGTTTCCTTTTTTGATTTCCTGTAATCAGCTAATTCTTTCGCTTTCTTTTTCTTATATTCTTCATCTCCATATTTTTTTCTTAATTCTTCTCGTTGTTTTTGTTTTCTAATACGTGCTTGTTCTCGTTTTTCTTCAGGTGTTTTTTTGTTTGTATTTTTTACAATATTTTTTGATGGTTTATGTCTTGTATATATAACTGTAGGGGGTTCTACTTTAATTTTGCATTTCATAAATAATTCAGTCATTGTATTAAATAATTCTATGAGTTCCATATCTTTTTTACACCTTTTTTCATTTAATACGCCCATTTTTATTCAATATTTAATTAAATATTAATTTATGAAATCTCTCAATAACAAACCCTTCAATTGGATTTATATTTTTATCTAACATTTCAACAATTTTTAAATAAAACTCTTTTGGTCTTTGTAAGATTTTTTTTTTTGATACAATAAATTGAGCACCCGCCCCAAATATGAAATTCATATTTTCATTTCTTTCACCAAATAGTTTTTCATAAGTTTCTATTAATGGTAATCCGCCATGATGTGGACAACCTTTTAAATTACAATCTAAAACCCTCTCACTTAAAAACCCAAAATCAATATTCAACTCTTTATTATTAACATAATTATTTAAATTAGATATTATATTTGGTGAATGGTCAAACGGGTATCCTTGTAAAAAAATAATGTAATCTGTTAAATTATCATAATTATCATAAATATGTTTATAATATGTATGACCTTCTCTACCAACATTATTCAATACAATATGATTATAATCATCACTTAACGGGGTTCCTTTGTTATAAACAATTACATTTGAAAAGTTTTTAGTCCATTCTAAACTTTCATTATATCTCGCTACTACAATACAAAAATTCATTTATGTATAAATATAATATAATTATTAAATTCTAAATCATTTTTGTAATATAGTTAAGAGTAAAAACTTGTAGAAAAACGTATAATTCCTTACTATTAGCTGGTGAAGTATAACGTTTCGAATATTCTTTTGTAGCTTGTAATTCGCTTTCTAATTGTGCTACCCTTTCTTTACATTCACCAATACGAAGGTCTTTATCCATTGTCTTATTTTACATCAAAACAATATTTGTCTTATAACGAAAAAAGTATATAATTAGACACTACCATAATAAGTATATTGATATTACACAATGAATAATCAAATTTATGAAGATAATTATACAAATATAGTTGAACCGAAATATGGAAACAAACGCGATGTAACCAAAGATGAAATACTTACACGCAATATATTGTTTTCCCATCCATACTCTATTTCAAAAACCGAACGAATAGACTTGACATCATATGAAACGTATAGTATAGACCCAATTGGATGTAAGGATGCTGATGATGCGTTCTCAATATATAATACTAAAAACAATAAATTATATTTCGCAATTCATATTGCTGACCCAACTGAATATATAGATTTAAGTTCTAATTTATGGAAAGATATAGTTTCGAGAACAACCACAAAATATCCATCAAATCGTGCCCCAATTCATATGATGCCCGACCAAGTGTTAGAATTATCCAGTTTACAGGGTTCAAAAGAAGGTAATACTAAAAATGCGATTACAGTATTATCTGAAATTAATTCAACCACATATGAACCTATTAACGAAATCAAATTATTATTTACACGAGTTTTTGTAAAAAAAGAAAATGCTTATAGTTATAATGATGCTGCCCTTATATGTAATGACATAAAAGCGTTTTCTATAGGATTAAAAATAAGCGAAACATTGAAAGCAAGACGTTCATTAAAAACAAAAGGAATCAAACTAAATGAAGTATCCACAGCATATCCTATATACGAAGATAATCACGTATATTTATACGAAGATACAAAACAAGAACGATTAATGAAACAAATGATTGCGGAATTTGCCATATTTGCGAACTCTTTTGTAGGGGAATATTTAAAAATCCATTTAAATACCGGTATTTTTAGAACGTGTAATGCGAGTGAATGGTTAAACACAGTTTATAGCGAAATATCCGGCGAAGAATTATTACAAGAAATAATAACAAATGGTATCCGAGCAGATTATATGGCTAATATAGAATCACACGATTTGGTAGGAATGCCCGAATATTGTCATTTTACATCACCCATTCGTCGTTTATCGGATTGTGTATGTCATTATTTGCTGAAATATATCTATTTCAAACATAAAGGTTATAATATGCCCTTTTCCGAACAAGAATTAGAACGATTAGCTACAAAATGTATGAATACAACCCGTTTTGAGAAGAAAAATCAATATTTAGATATCAAATTTCGTTTATTACAAGTAATGGCGAATATGATTTATGAAAGAAAACAAATAACTATTGAATATTATATTACAGGTTATAGTGGTCTATTCTTGAATATTATTATTTGTAAAATAAACCAGTTTCACGTTCATATGTCATATACACTACGTGTTCGTGATTATGTGAAGGATATTGACCCAAAAAAAAAAGATTTTATAATCATTAGACGTGTAAATTGTTTTACGAATTATGATGAAAATACAATACCCGAATTAGACGCATATTTACTATAAAAATTATTTGTAAAAGTATCATAAAGATAAAATGTTAATCTATATTAGATAATGAATGAATATTATATACTACGGGTTGGCAATTTTGCCACAAACGCAAATACAAAAATATATTATAGCTTGTTTACAATAATGTTATGCATTGAAGAATATTTGACAATTAATAAAATGGATTGTTTCAATATAATGATTAATTCAACAGTTATATGGTCTATAATAGAATTTATATTACACGTAAGCAAAACACGCATAATAAGACCAATGAATCTCTATATTTTAAATAATAAATATCAATTACCAATGCAAGTAGGTGTATTTTTACAAGGTTTTCAAGAAGGTGGTTGTATAACAACAATAGGATTATATTTTGGAGATAGGATACATATAAGAAAATATTTTTTATTCCTTCACTTTATAATCCTTTTTATAATTTGGAGTGTTAGCACTAGAAAACTTCAAAACAAAATCTCATCAAAAAGACAAGTGAATACATATACATCAATAGCATTAATGAGTTCAGTAACCACATATAATATTATAAAACTCTACCAAAATCCATCACATATACAACGAGCAATAAATATGTTATTTGTAATGATATACATATCTTCATATTGGACGTGTATAGCTTGGTATAAAGGTTTTCGTAAAGTGAGGGTTTATCAAACAATATGCGGTGAAAAAATGAGAATAATAAATAAATATAATACAATAAATGTATTGGGATATGACGTAATTTTTGAAATAGGTATGGCATATTTATTCTTTTATTGCTATTATATAGAATCCAATATGCTAACTATATAATCACATATTACTATCACAATTCACAATTATTTTTATGCAGTGTCTTACATCTAAACAATAACTATTCAATCGTTGTAAAATCATATTACCTAATCCTATATTTTGGTAATCTTTGCGTATCATGATATTTTCAATATATCCCATTAGACTTAAGTTGGTTGATGTGTTTGTAATAATAATAGTTCCAGTGCCTATTATCATATGTGTATTTACATCTTCAACAACAAAATATACATAATCATTTTCTAAACTATCTAATATTTCACGTGTTCTTAATATACTTCGATCAACTTCTGACAATAAACTCATAACATCATAATATGAATGTTGTAAATCAGGATATCTTAATCTTCGTATACATAATGTTTTACCAGACAATATAAAAACGGGGTTCATAATACTATACAATTATATTATTCCAGATTCAATAAAATTGATTAACTTTATATGATTACTTATATTACAAAATAAGTAGTTACTTAAACTATATATGCAACGGTAAATAAAATGTCTTATAATGGAGAAACCGAAACTATAGAAGAAATATATATTGAGTCATTGGAACAATTATGCGTAGAAAGGGCTAAAAACAAACAAATTAATGAAGATAACAGTTATATAACAAAAGATGGATTTATATGGAGAATGGCACAAAGAACAAACGTATTTGGACGTCATATTTTGGATAAAGATGCTAATCCACTGTTCTTATTTTCAAAAATAGATGTATTATTTCATTATGTCGTTATGATAGTCTCTTTTATAGTAATTATATTAATTATAAATCATGAGTACAATACTAGTAAACAAATTAATTATGCGATTAATGAAAACCCAAATCAAGTAATAACATCTTGTCAATATTTGGATAATTACTGGGATTATGAAGGATATATGATTAGCAATCCAACCGAATGTGTTAATATATATCATAATATTATAGGAAATAGTAAATATATGCAAGGTAGTGGGGTACCACGTTGTACTTCTGAACGTACCGATAATTCCAAAATAATTCATATAACTAATAATGATTGTATTAATTTTGGTAAACAAATAAACGAATGGGAACAAATAAAAAACAATAATCCATCATGTAATCTACGTTCAGATATGATATCGAAGTTAATGTGTTATAATGAAAATATTGTAGATATGTTGGGTGGTAAATCAGAACCTTGTGAAGAAACATATTTGCGGTATTGTGGTCCAGTATTACAAGAAACAACAAAATCAACTAGTACTATGCTGATGAATATATTAACCTATACTGGTTCAACATTAACCGTGATAATATTCATTTTTAATCAAATTATATTGGCTATTAAAATGAACTACGCAAATAATTTAACTAAACCAAAAGACGATAATTCAATTAATAGTAAAGATATAGAAGAAGGACGTTATCACGAAAATGGTAAAGTGTATATTATACCTCCTTCTATTGTAGATAATCAAAACAAAACGGATATAATCGAAAAAGAATAAAAATCAAACAGTATTAGGATTAAAAAAATAAAAAGGACAAATAGTCTTTTTTATTTTTGGATTACGTGTTATATTATTTTTCAAACATTATCATAAACATTATGGGGTATTCTATGTTGAAGACCGATTGAAGTAGTATTATTATCAATTGTATCATCACTACTCATATCTTGAATATCAATAATATCTGGTTCAGTTGTTTCGTTTTTTCTTCCTTTGTTTCTAATATATGATTAACCTCTGCTACAGATTCAGTTTCAGAATCAGTTTGTAAAGGAGTATCTAATTCAGAATTACGTTCATTATCAGTATCATCATTCAGATAGTCTTCATATCCGTAGTGTATGTATTTTTCTAAAGCATTGAAAATTATAGTAAGAAAAGACATTAGTAAATAATACCCGATATTTTTATACTGGTTATAATGTAAATTGTTTGTCTTGGTAAAATATATATATTTATTTGTAAATCGTATAAATACAAAAAAACAATACTATTAAAATACTAAATATGTATCGTTCAAACGTATTAAATACCCAAAATGATTTATTATTAAGCAATTTGATGGAATTTTATAACAAAAATGATAATTTGGATAAAATGATGAGAATTATTAATGGTGAATCCGAAATATCACTTCGAATTGTGGATTGGTTTGTTACCAATTTCGCTAAAAAATATTATACTGTCTATGAAATATCTGTAAAAAAGGATAATGAAGAAAATGCAACAAGATTCAAAGTATATAATGATTATAAACTAAAATTAAAGGCATATTCTAAAAAACGATTTGACCCATTTTGTCGATGGGATAGAATATCCATACCATATAATGAAGACAAAGTAATGGAAACAACTATAGGTCAATTAAACTTTTTTAAATGGGCTATTGAGAACAAAATTATCGACTATATTAAAAATAATTATGAAACAATAGAAAGCGATATGAATAAACGTAATATAACAACCAAGAAGCGTGTCACATTAGATAATACATCTAATGAGAAACCCGAAAACAATAATACAAAAACTAGAAAACGTCGTGAAGAATTATCAGTATCAGCTTGTAAAACAATCAAAAAAGAAAATGTAAAGATTATAGTAAAATTTAATTAATAATTTATTTGGATGCATTAGATGAAGGTGAATTCGGTGGAGGATCAATACTTTCATTATAAGTTATAATATTTTGAATAAATTCTTCTATTTGTGAAATCCATTTATTCCCAGGATCATTGATATCATTGTCAATATATGATGCGTCTTCGTTAGTTAATAAATTTAAAACCTTTATTGAGTTTGTGCTATTATCACAATCCCAATTATCATATTTACTCAACCATTCATCGTGATATTTTTTACATTTTTCAAGATAAGATAATTCAATTCCACCTTCACCCTCTCTTGAACGTTTCTGAATACGTTTAAAACATACATCTGCGTCGGAATTAATGTATATGTGTCCTGCAACGTTAAAATCTCTTGCGTGTTCGTCAGCCATTAATCTGTATATTTTGTAATCTAAATCGCTAATAACCCCATCATCATGCAACATTTTAGCAAATATTTCTTTATCGGCATCAACCGAACGTTCGCATATTAGCATATCACAGTCAGGATTATTTATAATAGTGTCACGTATTAATGACAATCGTGTAGTTAATGCCATAACTTGAAATTGAAAAGCATATTTAGAAGGTTCTGCGTAAAATTTTTGTAATATGGTTTCTCCGTTATTATCCTTAATTGTTTCCCAAATATCAACTGGTTCTTTTACAAAAATAATATTTTTCTTGTCTTGGAATCGTTTTTGTAATTCTTGCACGATGGTGGTTTTACCAGCACCAATATTTCCCTCAATCGAAATAATAACGGGTTGACACATTTTGGTAGATTAGTTATAGATAATCTGAATATAATTATACATAATTCTAAATGAATATAGTAAATTCAATTTTATATTACAAAGAAAAATATGATACTAATATATACTAGTATGGAAACAGTTCCACTTACTGATGTAAATGAAGTCGCTGTAAGCGAAAAAAAGACAGAAATATCTACTAAATCTAAATGGCAATCATTTAAAGATGAAATAAATGCGATTAAAGAAATTGTTAGCGACCAAGATTTTAAACAGAAGTCTGGTGCTTATGTAGCATTTACATTAGAAATCTATCGTGTATTAATGGGAACATTATTGGTATTTTTCGTCCCCCAAAAATGTGGTGACCACCTTTGTGGAATTAGTGACATAATTTCTAAGACTGATGCTAATTACCTTGGTAATGTTGGTGTTAATTTAGCTACATTTGCTGCGTTTTTCTTAATGTATATTATTGAACTTCGTCGTGAAAATAAAATGATTTCTTACTTAGAAGTCAATAAGGAATTCCCTGCTGATAATGATGCTGTAGGAGAGGCATTGCTACTTTTACCAGAAGAAAAAAGAAAGGTAATTTTGAATTTAGATGGTTCTTATCAAATTTCTTGTTATATTGCTGCCTTCTTTTACATAGCAAATTCCGTATACAGTGGATTAACTATATATGAGAACTTTTATGATAGCAAGACAACAACTGTATTTGTAACCAACTTGCTATTTTTAGTAGGCAAATTAGTAGATGTATATGGATTAGCCAATACTGAAACTAACATCTTCTATTCTGCTTACTTGAAAGAAAAGGTCCAATATAACTATGCTGACCCTGATAAAATCAAGGAACCAAAGGTAGTTGAAGTAACCGATGTAGATGAACCCAAGGAAACCGCATAAGTATTCAAAGTGTAAATAACATATTACGAATAAACATGTTATTTACAAAACTGATATAGGCTTATAGAAAAGTATATCCAAGTATTTACTTGTAGTTGGAAACTCATCATTTCCGTAAACATCCTGTAATAATAGCCATTCAAACATACCGCCCATATACAAGTATATATCTGTAAAACCTAAACTCGATAATTGCTTTGCCTTCTTCTCTACGCTTTCATCATTCGTATTTTTTCCATATATAACAAACTTTGGATTGAAGTCATATTGATTAATATATTCGTTTATCACCTTTTCTTCCGTTTGGTAAGATATTGTGTTTTTAATTAGACAATGTTGTTCGTTTGATATTAATGTATTTATAATAACATATTCTTTTGGTCTTGATATAATTAATTGCATATCTTCAAATGATATTTTTTTATGTGTTTGCTGGAAAAATCCATTAAACATTTCTATAGTAAAGGGTATGTATATTTTTATATGTTTTAGAAAATTGAATATAAATATGTTAATATACTAATATCAAATTTTTAAAGACCAACAACCAAAATGGATCTCACGCAACGTAAATTATCAAAGTCGGAATGGGAATCGATTGAAAAACCGGTTTCATCACAAGAAAAGGAAATTTTACAAATGTTGAAAGAAGGTTTTAATAATGTTGATATTAAAACAAATAAACATCAGTCGCTATTCTCATTTGTAAAAATCGATAAAAATGATGGAACCGAGTTGTTGTTATTTCAAAAATATTTTGAACCTCTTTTAAAGGAAATTATTAAAAAGTATGGTAAAAATAACACGGAATTAACAAGTATCGAGTTTCCAGGTGCAGGGGGTAAGTTAAAATCATTAAAAAGCATTGATAAATTACGAATTCAAAATCTAGAATCAAAAATTAGCGAAAATAAAACCAATATATTTGAGTATGTATTGTTGGATTTAGTTACCCAGTTACTACGAAATATATACAAACGAAAACAAAAATATGCCTTTTACTTATACACACTATTACAATTAAAAAAAGCTACTATCCATAACATTAATCACTATTTCGTAGATGTAATGGACCAGATTATCAACTATGTGAATTCATTTACAAAAACTAGCGAAATTATAACCAATGCTTATGAATTTATTGAAAAAAATACCTATTTACTGAAATATGAAGATAAAACTCTATTTTCGCATCAAAAAGAAATATACAATATAATAAAAAAGAATGAAGGACCGAAACTAATTTTATATACAGCGCCTACTGGCACTGGTAAGACGCTAACACCGATAGGATTGTCTGAAAAATATAGAGTTATATTTGTATGTGTAGCTCGTCATATTGGTCTTGCTTTGGCAAAATCGGCAATTTCAATGGAAAAGAAGGTAGCATTTGCTTTTGGTAGCGAATCAGCAGACGATATTAGACTACATTACTTTTCAGCAGTGGATTATACACGCAATGTTCGTTCTGGTGGCATAGGTAAAGTAGATAATAGTGTAGGAACCAATGTAGAAATTATGATATGTGACGTTCAATCATATAATACTGCTATGCTTTATATGTTGGCTTTTAATGAGGCAAATAATATAATAACTTACTGGGATGAACCAACCATTACGATGGACTATGAAGAACACGATTTACATTCAGTAATACATTCTAATTGGTCTAATAATAAAATTCCGAATCTAGTATTATCGTGTGCTACGCTTCCTTCTAAGGAAGAGTTGAGTCCAGTATTTCACGACTTTCAAAGTAAGTTTGAAGATTCAGAAGTATATACTATTACCAGTTATGATTGTCGTAAATCAATATCGCTAATGAATAAGTCTGGATATTGTGTATTACCACATTATTTATACGAAGATTATTATAATATGATTAAGTGTGCTCGATATTGTGAATTAAATAAAACACTATTGAGATATTTTGATTTACGGGAAATAATACACTTTATCGAATATGTAAACTCACAACCGGATATTATTGAAAGTAGTTATAAAATAGATAGTTACTTTACTGGAAATATCAGTAATATTACAATGAACCGCTTGAAAGAATACTATTTGGATTTGCTTTTACAAATTGATGAAGATAAATGGACTTCACTACAAAAATATTTACAAACAACTAGAAAGATGAAGTTTGAAAATCAACAAAATACCATATTTAAAACGAAAAGTGTTGATAGTTACAGAAAATCTGGAACGGAATTGTCAAGAACATCAAGTGTATCTATTCCACCAAGCTCAAAATCAAAACAGCCTTCCAGTGGCATTTCTATTACTACTTCTGATGCATATACATTAACAGATGGACCTACTATTTTCCTAGCAGATGATGTTGATAAAATCGGTAAGTTTTATATTCAACAAACAAACATACAAGCGTCTGTATTTGAAACAATATTATCAAGAATTACAAAAAATAGTGATTTGATAAAGCGGATTGAATTCTTGGAAGGCGAGATTTTATCAAAAGAAACTAAAAATAGTAATTACGAAGATACAAAAGTGGTTAGGGAAAGTGGTAGGTTATGTAAAGAATCACAAGAATTTGCGAATGAAATAACCAAATTAAGAAAAGAAATCAAATTGGTAACATTGGACCCTATGTATGTTCCAAATACTATTCCTCATCAAAATATTTGGTCTCCTAATGGGGAAATTCACGAAAATGCGTTTGTATCAAATATTGATGATACTACTTCAAAGGATATTATGGAGCTTAATATTAGTAATCATCTGAAAGTATTACTACTATTGGGTATTGGTATGTTTATTGACAATCCGAACGTCCAATATATGGAAATTATGAAAAGGCTTGCTGAAGAACAAAGGTTATTTATTATAATTGCTTCCAGTGACTATATTTATGGAACAAATTACCAATTCTGCCATGGATTTGTTGGTAAAGATTTAACCAAAATGACACCTCAAAAAACATTACAGGCTATGGGGCGTATTGGTAGAAACAATATTCAACAGGATTATACAGTCAGGTTCAGAGATGATGATATGATTTTAAAGCTATTTGAAAAACCGGAAATTAATACAGAAGCTATCAATATGTGCTCTTTATTTGTTACTGATTAGTCTGACTAATATACGTAAATGTCTCTTCTATATCATCGTGTTTTACTTTATTTATAATTTTCATTTCATTCTTATTAATATTTATCGGAAAGTATTTATTACAATTATATTCTTTGTCAATATGATTCAAATAAATATTTTTTATTTTTAAATTGTTTATACTATCTTTGAATACTCGTTCTCCACCTATTATCCATAATTCATCATAATTATTTTTATTACAAGAATTTATAACATCGTCTATCGAATTATATTGTTCTACGTTAGTATATAGAATTTCATTATCGGACATATTTTTAGATAATATAATATTTTTTCTATCTGAAAGTGGTTTATGGTTATATATTAATATGTCATTATAAGTATTTTTTCCCATTAATACAGCATTATTACCATCTCCACGTGTTAAATTATTAAATGATGTCATATATGAATTTGAAAAGTTCCACGGAATATGTAAATTGTTGGCAATACCGCCATTTTTACAAATAGATGCAATTATGTTTGCGGTTACCATTATATAATAATTACTTTATATTTTTATATAGACACCAAAGTATATAAAAATATTTCACCTAAAAAGGATAATGATACAAATTTATCAAATATTAATTATACTATTTTGTGTATGTGTTTTAGTTACCTCTATATTTTCAGTTATATGTATATATCACACATTATGCGGAAATAAGAAGAAATATGATATTAACAATGATGTTATTACAAATAGAATTTCAACAAGAAATGAACCAATAAATAATTTAAATGAATTATCGACTGAAATTGTAGAAGTATAGATTATTTATATTATTATGATAGTAATATAAATATAGTATATTGAAGTTAAATTGTCATTGCTATTTCAGAAACACTAGTTTTTTTTGGAAAGTCATCGTGTACTTCTTGATTAGATAGTTCCTTTTGTTGCTCGTCTATAATACGTTGTGTTTTCTCTGTTTCTGAAACTATACGTTCTGATTCAGCAACTTCAGCTGCAATACGTTCCATCTCTTCCTCTTCGATACGTGTCATTTCAGCCTCCATCGCAGCCATCTCTTCCTCTTCGATACGTGCCATTTCAGCCTCCATCGCAGCCATCTCTTCCTCCTCTATACGTGCCATCTCTTCCTCCTCGGCAGCCTTCTTTTCAGCCTCAATACGTGCCGCTTCGGCTTCTTCTGCTGCCTTCTTTTCAGCTTCAATGCGTGCCGCTTCGGCTTCTTCTGCTGCCTTCTTTTCAGCTTCAATGCGTGCCGCTTCGGCTTCTTCTGCTGCCTTCTTT